TTTAAGCCCAGTTATATTAATAGCTGGATTTTTAAGTGGAATAATATTGCTATGTATAGTAATCGTAGTTTTAAATATACCAATAGGAATCGTAAAGGAAATAGCAAAGCAGGTGAAAAAATGGCGAAAAAATGTGGAAGACCTAAAAAATATACAGAAGTAGAAATAATGCAACAAAAGATAGACAAATATTTTAGAGAATGTGACAAAAAGAATGAACCATACACAATAACAGGTTTAGCTTTAGCATTAGATTTGGATAGAAAAAGTATAAACAATTATGCCAAAGATAGTGAGTTTTTCCCCACTATAAAAAGGGCAAAATTAAAAGTAGAAAATTATCTAGAAAAACATTTAATAATGGATAATTCTACATCTGGAATAATATTTAATTTAAAAAATAATTACGGCTGGACAGACAAACAACAAATAGAACATAGTGGAAATATAAATAATCCATTTGAAGGACTATCAACAGAAGAATTAAGGCAGTTGATAAATGATGATAAATACTAGAATAAAAGAAGAAATAATAAAACAGGCACGTTTAGAATTAGCTAGACGTGATTTTTTTGAATATTGTAAACTAACAGCAGGAGACTTTTATAAAAGCGATAGACTGTTTTTACAGGATATGTGCCATCAATTACAAGATTTTTATGAAAGCAGAAAAATAGAAGAAAAAATAATGGTAATGAATTTACCACCAAGACACGGAAAAAGCAGAACAGCAGGAAAATTTACAGAATGGGTATTTGGAAAAAATAATAAAGAAAAAGTAATGACTGGTTCATATAACGAAACATTATCAGGAACTTTTGCAAAATCAGTAAGAGATACAATAGCATCAGAAAAAACAGAAGGAACAATAGTATACAGAGACATATTTCCAAATACAAAAATAAAATATGGCGAAGCCAGTAGTAGTAAATGGGCATTAGAAGGTAGTAGCCAAGCAAATTATTTAGCAACATCTCCAACAGGAACAGCAACAGGATTTGGTTGTACATTAATGATAATAGATGATCAAGAAGCATACAATGAAAATGTATTACAAAAACAAATTGACTGGTTTAATAATACAATGCTTTCAAGAACTGAGACAGGATTTAAATTAATTATAATAATGACTAGATGGGCTAGTAATGATTTAGCAGGATATATATTAGAGAATTTTGATAATGTAAGACATATAAATTATCAAGCAGTACAAAAAAATGGTTTAATGTTATGTCCTGAAATATTAAACAAAGATGATTACATGCTCAAGACTAAAAATATGAATAAAGACATTATATATGCGAATTATCAACAAGAACCCATAGATGTTAAGAATAGGTTGTATAGTGAGTTTAAAACTTATGATAAATTGCCACCTGCACATTATATAATGAATTATACAGATACAGCAGATGAAGGAGAAGACTTTTTATGTTCAATAGATTATCAAATGTATAATAATTCATATTACATATTAGATGTTATTTATACACAAGAAAGTATGGAAATAACAGAGCCAGCAGTTGCTAAAATGCTTACTAATGATAAAGTGGGATATGCAAATATAGAAAGTTGTTTTTGATAAACTAAAAGTGGACCAAAATTTCAATTAATAATAATTGAAAAACGGACCACTTTTTTACATTGCTTCAGATATATGATTAAATATATTTGGAGGTTGAAGGAGATGAAAAATTTATTGGATAAAGCAGCAATAATTAAATTAAAACAAGAAGGACTTTCAAATAGAGGAGTTGCAAGAACTTTAGGTATAGATAAAAAAACTGTTAATAAATATTGGAATGAATATAAAGAAAATATACAAAAATTAAATGAAACAACTAATATAGTAGAAATTTCAGAAATACAAGAAAATATAACTTCTGCTCCTAAATATAATTCAGAAAATAGAAACAGAAGAAAAGTAACTCCTGAATTTTTAAATGCATTAGAAAAAATTTTAGAAGATGAAGAAAAAAAGGTTAAAATTTTAGGAACAAATAAACAGGCTCTAACTAAACAACAAATTTTTGAACTACTAAAAAAACAAGGTTTTACTTTAAGTTATTCTACTGTTGTATTAGAGATGAGACGAATTACAAGTTCAGGAAATGAATGTTTTATCAGACAAGATTATGACTTCGGAGATAGATTGGAATATGATTTTGGTGAAGTTAAATTAGTAATTAACGGTATTACTAAAAAATATTACATAGCTGTTCTTTCAAGTCCTGCTGGTAATTTTAGATGGTGTTATCTTTATGATAATTGTAAAAAAGATGTATTTTTAGATTCTCATGTTAAATTTTTCGAAATGATTGGAGGTGTTTGGAAAGAAGTTGTTTATGATAATATGAGGAATGTTGTTAGTAAATTTATTGGTAGAAATGAAAAAGAACTTAATGAAGATTTAGTAAAGATGAGCCTGTATTATGGATTTGATATAAATGTAACAAACGCCTTTTCTGGTAACGAAAAAGGATATGTTGAAGGAAGTGTAAAATATTTAAGAAATAAAATATTTGCTGAAAATTATAAATTTCCTTCTGAAGAATCTGCAATAGAATATATGAAAAGTCAATTAATGAAACTAAATGAAAATAGTAAAATTGAAGAAGAAAAGAAAAAACTAAAACCTACTAAACCTCCATTAGAGTTAGCAGAAATCAGAAAAAGTTTTGTTAATAAGTATAGTTTTGTACAGATAGAAAATAATTTTTACTCTGTTCCAGAATATTTAGTTGGACTAGCTGTAACAAGCAAAATATATTACAACAAAATATTAATATATTCTAACAATGAGCTTGTTTGTGAGCATAAAAAATTAGATGGAGTTAAGAAGATAAGTGCCAATATTCGCCATTATCTAAAAACACTTACCTTCAAACCAGGAGCTTTAAGAAATTCATATGTTTTAAAAAGCAATCCTAAACTAAAATCCATCTTTGATAAATATTATACTAATAATCCAAAGAAATTCATAGACTTAATATCAAAAAATAAAGAAAAATCAGATATAGATTTAGAAGAAATATTAATAACTAATTCAGGTAATCTAGTAGAAAATACTAGATACAATAATAATATAAATAATTTAACCAGAACACAAACTAGTATGTATAATCAAATAATGATAGGAGTTGTAAATAAATGAATATAAAAGAAAATTGTAAAATATTAAAATTATCATATATATTTAAAAATTATGAAGAAGAAATTAAAGAAGCAAAACAAACAAAAAAAGATGTTGATATTTTTCTAGATGAACTTCTAGAAAAAGAAATAAATCAAAGAAAGGATAATGGAATAAAGAAACGATTAAGATATGCAAAATTCCCAATAAAAAAGTATTTAGAAGATTTTGATAGAAAACTATATAATCCAGAATTTATCAAAGAATTCGATGAATTAGAAACCTTAGAATTTATAGAGAAAAAAGAAAATATAATTTTAGTTCGGAACACCAGGTGCAGGAAAAACACATTATGCAATAGGTTTAGGAATCAAAGCATGTATGGAAGGCAAAAGTGTTTTATTCATATCAGTTCCAAATTTAATTATAGAATTAAAAGAAGCTATGAGTAGAAGTCAACTTACAGCATATAAACGAAAATTTGAGAAATATGATTTAGTAATATTAGATGAACTAGGCTATGTTTCGTTTGATAAAGAAGGATGTGAAATATTATTTAATTTACTATCGAATAGAAATGATAAAGGTTCAATAATAATAACAACAAATTTAACTTTTGATAGGTGGGAAGAAATATTTAAAGATGCAATGCTTACTGGTGCTATGGTTGATAGATTAGCCTACAGAGCCCACATATTAGATCTTTCAAGAAATGTAAGTCATAGATATGAAGAAACGGTTTCTTGGAAAAATAGTAAAAATATGTAAATTTTATAATTGAAAAAGTGGTCCGTTTTTCAATTATAAAATGGTCCATTTTTCACTTGACAAATACAAAAGTAATAATGGTGGTAGAGGTTTTGCAAGAAACGTAAAAGAACAATTAAAAAAATTAAATAATTATCATACAAAAATAAACCCATTTCATCAAAGTGAGAATAAAATATCAAGAATATTAAGTAACTCAACAGGAATTATGAACAATATATATTTTCCAATAAATTGGGAAGATAGATGGCCGGAATTTGCAAAGCATTTAAAACATTATTTAAGAAGTGGGAAAAATGAACATGATGATGCAGAAGATTGCTTAACAGGAGTATATGAACATCCAAGACCAAATACAATACAATTTGGATATATAAAACCAATATAGGAGGACAAAAATGATACAATGGAATAAAGAAACACTAGAAGATGAAAATAGTGTAGCTCAAATATTAACATTAGCAGAAACAGAATGGAACTCAAGAAAAAAATTATATGAAAGAATAAGAAGAAAAGCAATAAATTCAGAATTAGTTAGTGATAATGATAACAATATAAAAGTAGCTTTTGAAAATTATATAAATTCTATGGTAACAGGATATTTTGCAGGCAAAGCACCAGTGTATGATGTAGAAAAGATATCAGACCCAACAAAATTAAGTATTGTAAAGAAACTACTTAATAAAATATGCAATACAAATGGAAATCAAGATAAAGAATTAAAAATACTAATAGATTATATAAGCAAATACAATGATGATGATACAGAGTTTTTTGATTTAGCATTTGATTATTTTGGATTAAGAGCATGTTATGAAATATTGTATGAAAACGATGAAAACGAAATCATATACACCAAACAAAGTGCATTAAACACAATAGGAATATTTGATTATTCAACTCCAGTGAACCAAATAGGACAGTTAAGAAGATGGTCAGAAAAAAATCAGAATAATGCAGATATAACAATTGTAGAATTAACGACAATAAATGGAAAAAAATATTATGTACCAACGCCAGAAAATGCTAAGGAACTAAAAGAACAAAAGAACAGGAGGGAGAAAGGAAAGTGGAATATGTTACCTTGTATAGCAATAGAAAATGAAATGGGATTATCAAGTTTTGAATTGGTAATCTCTTTAATTTGTGCTTATGAGAGGGTAATACAAAACAGTAGAAATACATTTCAGTACAATGATGATGCAAAATTAAAAATAACAGGTTATTCTCCACAAAACGAATTAATGACAACTAAATTAGATAAAGAAGGAAATCCAGAGTTGGATAAAAATGGACAAGAAAAGCAAGTAATGAATGAGGCAAGAAAAAATGAAGATGAAGCATTACTAAAAATGAAAGTGTTTTATACTCCGGACAACACAGGAGACATAGCTTGGGTAGAAAAAACAGTACAAGACA